ATACATGCCTGTTTTCAAACCCTGTTTCCACGCGTACATGTGCATAGACGAAAGTTTTGAAACCGTCGGACTCTCGACGAATAAGTTCATACTTTGACTTTGGTCTATATATACACCTCTATCGGCAGCCATATCAATGATTGTTTTTTGACTCATTTCCCATACCGTTTTATATAGTTCTTTGAGATCATCGGGAATATCAATAATGTTTTGAACGGACCCGTTTGCTTTAACCATAAGATCTTTCATTTCTTTTGACCAGAGCCCGATTTTCTTTAAATCGTTCACCAAATGTTTGTTTACGACGACGAATTCACCCGCAAGGGTTCTTCTCAAATAAATATTTGTTGTATATGGTTCGAAACACTCGTTGTTCCCTAAAATCTGGGATGTCGAGGCTGTAGGCATAGGTGCGAGTAAGAGACTGTTTCTCGTACCCTTTTTAACGAGTTTACGCATAGCATTCCAATCGTATCGACCACTGAATTGTGGTTCGCGATCCCACATATCGAATTGAAGAATACCTTTACTGAACGGTGACCCCTTAAACGTTTCGTATGTCCCATACATTTCAGCAAGCTCACACGATGATTCGAGAGACGCGTGGTATATTGTTTCGAAAATATCGCGGTTAAGTTTTTTAGAATCATCTGACCCAAACGTCATTCTAAGCATAATAAAAACGTCGGCAAGGCCTTGAACACCAATACCGATTGGACGATGACGCATATTTGAACGTTTCCCGTTTTCGGTCGGGTAAAAGTTTTTATCGATAACCTTGTTTAGGTTTCGCGTAACCATTTTAGTAACGCGGTGTAACTCTTCATGGTTAAACTCCATATTTTCGACGTCGACGTATTTTGGTAACGCAATAGATGCGAGATTACATACCGCCGTTTCTTTATTATCGGTATACTCTAAAATTTCAGTACACAAATTCGACGATTTAATCGTACCAATATGTTTATGGTTTGACTTTTCGTTACACGCGTCTTTGTAAAGCATATACGGTGTTCCCGTTTCACATTGTGATTTAATAATCGCTTTCCAAACTTCTACCGCAGGCATTGTTTTTGTTGCGATCCCTTCACTTTCGTACTTTTCATAAAGATCTTCAAATTCTTTACCGTAAACATCCGATAAACCTTTTGCAGTATCTGGACAAAACAAGGACCAATTACCGTTAGATTCGACTCGTTTCATAAATAGATCGGGTATCCACATAGCTGAGAAGAGATCACGACACCGGGCTTCCTCATCACCTTGGTTTAATCGTATTTCGAGAAAATCCATAATATCGGCGTGCCATGGTTCGAGATACACTGCTATAGACCCTTTTCTTCTACCTGCTTGATTTACATACCTTGCGGTCATGTTATAAACACGTAACATAGGGATAATACCATCAGATGTACCGTTCGTACCACGGATATGCGACTTGTTTGATCGAACATCATGTATATGCAACCCTATACCACCAGCCCACTTACTTATACGAGCACACTCTTTCACTGTATCATAAATACCGTCGATACTGTCCTCTTTGTTTGCAATTAGGAAACACGACGACATTTGTGGCCTGTGTGTTCCCGCATTAAACAAAGTCGGTGTTGCGTGAATGAATAACCCACGTGATAAAGCATCATACGTTTCGAGAACATGGTCTATATCGTGACCATGGATACCGATAGCTACACGCATGTATAGGTATTGTGGCGTTTCGATAATATCACCATCAATTTTTTGAAGGTAACCTTTTTCTAACGTTTTTAGACCAAAATACCCAAAATCGAAGTCACGGTCTGGTAAAATATTTTCCTTAACTTTGGAAGAAACTTCTAAAACCTCGTGTGTAATGATACCTGCTTTATGGAGTTTACGCATGGCGATGTTAAAATTATTTGCTGCACGTTTTTGTATATTACTGGCAACAATACGAGTTGCTAAAATTTCATAGTCTGGATCTACTGTAATCATACCAATGCACACTTCAGACGAAAGTGTATCAATTTCATGAGTTTTGATTTCGTCATACATGGATGAAAATACCTGTTGTGCTACCATTGTTACGTCTACATTTTCTGAAAGTTCGTTTGTAAGCTTTGAAATCCTGTTGGTGACCTTGTTAAACTTTACGTCTTCAACACGACCGGATCGTTTTATAACTCTCATCTATTAAATCTATTAATAACTAATTTTTTATATTACTTTTTAGTAATGCACTTAAAATCTTCACTTCTCACAGTTGTTGGTCCTTTAGTTTCGGCTAAACGATTGGGCTGGAGTAAAGAGGAATTTACATAAAATTTACCATTTGGGTCACCAACTTTGGCAACTGGTGCGTATGAACCCACGAAGCAAGTTGGTGGTTCACATGGGGGCTGTTCATAATTGCATGCTTTTGTATTGTATGCTTGATCAAAATCGGCGGCGACTAACATTTATATTTACCAATAATTTTTTTCCAGGCGTATATTAAATGTGCGACGCTCTTCACATAAATTCCCTGAAACAATGTCCAACACCATTGAACACATTATTCTTTTCTGAATTCAACATGAATCTTCTTCAACGTGGTATCCGTCAGGATTTCAAAAATAAAACTGGTATCTCCATAGATAAACAAAACCAGAACGATTTGTATAGTATAATGCGTGTCGTTTTCATTAACAACTCTGGTGATCATAACGCAAATGTACAGGAACAAGTGCGATACATGAACAGTATTGTCATTAAAACAACTTCTAGCCAAGTTCAAACTGGGGTCTCTCAACTTATGGGTTACTTACGAGACACTGAAAGTAATGCAAAACCAAACGATTTACCAGTAAGTACATCAAATTACGGTAAAAAGTTTGGTAAGAATGATAAAATTGGTTTGTAATTTTATTCACCACCCGTTATAGCTGTATCGATTGGATCCGGTTTCATAACGGGCGTTTTTATATCAGGCGTTTCATTTACGGGTACAGATTTTGTAACCGTGGATTTCGTAACACTATTTTTGGACGTATAATATTTCCATCCAGCGAAAGCAAGTATGACAATCAAAGCTATAATAATAATCTTAGTAGACGTTTTCATTATACATAACGTTTAGAATTTTTTAAATAAATATATTCCTCAATAGTAGTAAATATGAGTCACTTGATGCTCAACGATAAAAATGATATGGATGATATAAATCCATTTACCACGCCTGATAATTTTTTTCCACCTGGGACGAGTAAACATACACTCGATTTCAAGAGATATATAGCGCCTGTACAGGAAGAACAGGAAGAATATATTAGCCCCGCATGTGATGTATTGTCTAAAGGTGTTGGTAGACCAGGTTATAGGTCAGACGAATGTAAACTATCTAGACCACTCGTACCAGGGAGGAATATAGATAGAGGTTTTACTATCAAAGAAAAAATTGAAATTAAAAATAGCGTTGAAACTGTTAATGATACAAAAATGTATACGAACTTACTTATTATCGCATTTCTTCTTCTATTAATTGCAATACTCTAAAAAGGCGTTGAAGCTTGTATTCGTTAGTCGTTGTGTTAACTATAGTAGGTAATGTCGTTAAACAAAACTCCCTAACCATACGTTTTTGCCACGAACACGTTACGTTTATAATAGGTGGTATAAATGTAGGATCAATTATTTTAACAGTATTCATAATACGAATAAGTGAATATATATTTCTATTCAAACACATTACATTATCCAATTGGACTAAAACACTTCGTCTTAATGTTTCAGTCGTTTTGATAACCATTGTATCTAGAAACTGTTCATATCGTAAAGATTTTTCGTTACCATCTGTCATATAATACGTATTTGAAGAACTTATTAAAGATGTTACAAATTTGTCTTTAAACTTTTCGTACCCAAACCCATCTATATACTTATCATAATTTATTTCAATTTCACATTGGTTATTCTCTACGTTTATAAACTGTCGTGCACGTTTTAAGAAGGATGTCATGTATATAAAATAGTATAAAGCAATGTCTTTAATATACAAATGCGTAATTATTAAACCATACCAAATTTCTTTATTGGTTTAAACTCAAGTCGTTTATTAAGGTCTTTTATTTGATCTTCCTTTTTTAAGTTTATACCTTTACATTCGTGTATTTCTAGAACTATACATCTGGAACAAAACCCCAAACCACAATATTTACAATCGATAGGAATCCCCTTTTTCTTACACTTAAAACAAGGCATATTAAAGTAAACCTAAGTTAACTTTAAGTAACATTTTTTTAAAGAGTAAATGCCGTCTTATAAAGGTGATTTCAATAGAACATATTCTTATCTGCTCACTTTAGATGAGTATAGAAAAAGAATACCCGTTGAGTTTAAACCATCATGGGTAAAACTTACGACAATAACAATGATTTCTAATTTTCAAAAACCTATCGATATGGCTGAAATGAAGAAACAGTTTAATTTGGATATAGAGAATGACAAATTCCAATTGTCGAGAAAGGGGAACGGTACTGATTCTAAGTTTGTAAAGTCTCCATGGGCCGCTAAAATTAAAGCGACAACGTTTTATAATCAGGTAACGTTAACATATAACGACTTGTATAGTACAAAATCGATAAAGATTTTCCCAAACGGGAGTGTACAGGTCGCAGGGTGTTCCGATCTCTTTGATTGTAGACGCGTAATAAAGCATATTGGATGTTATCTTGAAACAATTTTTAAAGATAAAACTTACATTCCACCGATGGAAGGTTATAAAGTGGTAATGATTAATTCAAATTTCAGTTTGAATTATAACATTAATCTTCGACTCATTTGTCAAGAGTTTAGTAAGTACCAGGATACATTTAAAGTTTCATTTGAACCCGATAGATACTCCGCGGTTAAAGTCAAATTCAAACCAGCCGAAGACATGAAAGAAATAACGACGAGTATTTTCGGTACAGGTAAAATCATAATTACGGGTGCACAAACTCTCAGGGAAATCGCGGATGCGTACCGTATCATAAACGATACTATAAACTGTATACCTAACGTCAGGGTATCACCATGCCCACAAGATAAAATCGAATTATTCGATGATTTTAACGGACATAAAATTGACAAATGTTTAAAATTTTTAAAATTAAAAGGGTATAATTCTTGGGAATATACAACAAAAAATAAACAAATTAATTTCTAATGTAATACTAATATATACAAAATGTCACAACGACTTGGTATGGCCGATGGCAGATGCTTCACAATAAATAGCTCATCTCAACTCTATAATAATTACGTCATGAAAGAAAACGGTATCTCGTATGAAGATAACTATTCTTTCAGAAAACTCCTTCAACAAAAAGGTCCAGAACTTTTGAAACCAACCCAGGCGCAACAAAAAGATCAGTGTGGGTCTTGTGACAAAGCACTTCTCAAAATGCCAAACATCTATTAAATTAATTAATTAATCGTATTTTTCATTTTTTTATATACGTAAACAATATAACATGGCTCTTTCCAAAAAAGGTAAAATGACGGGTCTTCTCGTATTATGTTTATGTGTAATTATAACATCATTCGTTTTAGCATATGGCAGCGGTAATGTACCAGGTACAACACCCTCGTTAAATAAAAAGACAAAGGCCTTAATACAGGCCATTGTAGATAGTGACGCCAAACCTTCCACATGTGAAAATTTAGCTAAATTCCTGTCCGAAAACGAAGACGCCGATATGGGTGAAATGACATTAAAAGAAACGAAAATTATTGATATAATATCTAAATCGCCAACCAACGTCTGTATAGGACGTGATATGGTCGATGAACACAAGGTAGTTTCTGACAGAATCCTTAATGCCACCGAAGGGTTCGATATAACGACAGATTGTGATGAATTGAAAATAATGAAAGAAAAAAGAATATCTGATGATACATCTTTACCAGTTTGGGTTTGGGACAAAGATAAAGATGAATTTATTGATGTAAAAGATTACATTAGTTCAGAGGAAGTTGAAACTTCGTGTACAAACGCATCTGTCGAAGAGATCGTAGACGATGCCGAGGAAATAGTTGATATTAATGCTCTCGAAACTGAACTCGCAACTGCGCAAGCTGATTTGACAACAGAGGAAGGAAAAGCATCCCCAGATACGGATAAAGTCACGACTCTGGGTACAACAATAACTGACTTGGAGACTCAAATTGCTGAAGCAATGGCCGCCGCCGCAGACACAGTAGAAGCCGCAACCGACGACACAGCCGAAGCCGAAGACACAGCCGAAGCCGCAGCCACCGATGATACAACCGCTAATGACATGAATGTATAAAAAAAATACATACCTATTATAAATGGAAATAGCTCTAGTTGCGTGTTGTATATCTAGTATGTGTTCAGTTTCCTCAGCAGCCGGTGCAGCTACTTTACCACTTGGTATGATACCGGGTACAAAACAATATTTTATGAAACAGTTTAAATTAGATACACTTAAACCTATATACGAAGATGTCAGAAAGAAAGGTTTTCGTAAAGAATGTGATGCTTTACGAGATTGGATTACCGAATACGATGAATACATGTCTTTCGAAGATTCACCCGAGTACCCAGATGATGACGTTAAATTTTGGACTATCAAGGGTCAAAAGACTGTAGAAGAAATATTAAAAGATGAAGAAATGGAAGATTGGCAGTATGTAGTCAAATTCTTTAGGGAAGGTGCAGAATGTAGAAAGGAAGTTAAGGACGATTTACAGAAAGTAAAAGTTGAATTTGGAAAAATGATAAAAGATGAATACCCAGATGATTATGATTTACAAAAGAGTTGTGATACTGTAGCATCTTTGGTAGGTGGACCAACGATAGAAGGAGCAAACCCAAAACTAGCTAAATATCACTGGGATGAAACATCTGATAAGTTTTTACAAAATGATTCTGTAAATGATAAAGAAAGAATATGGGAAGTATGTGGATGGTCAGATTCACCAGATGACGACGAAGATACTGATGATACAGAAGAAAATACACCAGATTCGACAGATGATACGGGAGAAAGTACGTAATAAAACGGTTAATAAATTCTTTAAGTCTTCTAGATAATGACTCAATGTGCCATATGTTTGAACGATGTTCGAGAAACAAGAAATAGTAAATCTATTAGATGTGGACATGTTTTTCATTCACATTGTATAGAAAACTGGAAAAAAAAGGGAAAAGTAACTTGTCCCGTATGTCGTAAAGTGTTCGATGGATCTAATTTTAGGGTTCAGATTACAGTACACAACGATTACGAAGCTACTTCAAATACGGTATGTCTTGAAAATGAACTAGTACTCGATGCTCTTGATTTGATATTCAATGTAGATCATGAAGATGATCTAACGAGCGTTCTTGATGACTTTGGGATGAGTATGACCGACTTTGATCCCTCTATCCTTAACACAGAATGAGCTACAATACTTCTTGTACGCTAACCCAGGGTAATTCCTAGATGCTTTTCTTGGATCGGTTATAGCTTTACCTTTAGCGTCTACTAGTAAAGGTGCAGTTGCCCAACCACGTTTGTGACTAAAAACGTTTGCTTTAAACTTTAAGAGTTTTCCTGGAACGCATTTACCAGCTTTTTTGATACGACTAATTGGTACACCAAAAAATTTGGATATACTTTCATACGTGTTACCGGTTTTTACTTTATAATTAACAACACCATGTTGTTTATAAAAATGGAAATCACCTTGTCTAAAATAATTTTTTTTATTACCAGGAGCTACAAACATCATTACTTTAAAGTGATTCGGTTTACACTTTGTAGAAGCATCAACTTTATAAACTTTTTTTGGGTTATCAGCAATAACGCGCTGAGGTAATCCTTTACAGTGTGTATACGAATGATTCAAATTACGTATACCCGCTCTTTCACCTGGAATACTTTTTTGCATTCTTAAACTTTCATAATCACCTACGGCATATGCATAACAATTGTTATTTCCTATACCAACAGTTCGCCCCCATAGACGTTGTGTGTACGTAGGTTCGGAACCACTCAGGGGGAGTGTCTTACTATTATTTATTGTTTTTGTGGTCCTCATTAATAACATGGTAGAAAATAAAATCTTATTAATAAGTAAAATGCTTAGAGATCTTGCCAACGCCAAAAAAATGAACGATGTTATAACGGAAATTCTCCTTTTCATCCTTGCTATCCTTATAAGTACATTTGTACTTCGATTTGCGTGGAACAAATCACTCGTCAAGCACATCACTGTACTTAAACCAATTAATACGTTCCTTGACGCGTTTATCCTTTCACTTTCAATTGCGGTTGCCCGTGGTATTTAAATTTCTTTATAACCCTTGACTTCTTCACCACTTGAACTTCTCATAACTGGGAATGCATCAATTCCATCGCAATTGCCTTTTTCGCAATCGATGAATTTGTGAGGTATACCTTTATTTTCTAAATACGCCAATTGTTTCTTTGTCCAACCGCACCACATTGCACCGTAGACTGTCCATTCAACTTTCTTTTGTTCAGTGTTCACAGATTCTTTGGGTTGAATCTTTGACTCCCCTGTGTGCGTGAGTATGTAAATATTTACAGCTAATAAAGTTAATACGGCAAACATGTTTATATACTTATTTTATATATTTTAATTTAATATCTTTACATATTTGAACGATCGTTTTATTTTTGGTATTTAACCCTAATTTATTTGCCATTTTTTCTATGTTTGATTTTTTATATGAAGTACACTTACGTCCATTAAGTCTTATATAACCCTTATCTGCCATAGAAATTTTAACTTCGGGTTTAGAAGGTGGCATTGTTGCGCGAATAACTGGTCTCCTGATAACCGATTTACTGTTCTTGGATGCAAGTTCGTTTCTAATCTGTTGCATTGTTTTTTTAACTTTACCACCACCGTGTTTAACAATTATAGCTTTTGGTTTATGTGAATTCCGCCTTCCTATTATAGTACTTATGTCAAGAGGAATAGACGCTTTTTTGTAAGGTAAAAAGAATCTATCATTAAACACCTGTTTAAAAGATGGTAATTGAGGATGTCCTAAAGGTGAAGACCGAAGACGGAAATCTTTTATTTTACTCGATTCTTTACCTAAATATTCTGCTGGAAGAATTCTATCTATAAATTGAAGTGCTTCTTCTCCACTTTTCAGACCAAAAATTTTTATTTCCTGCCTAACAGCGTTCAAAAAATAATGAACATCATACATTCGATGCGATTCCCTGTATATACCATAATTAGACTTATAAAAGAGTTTTGGATCATTATCAACTTCTGAATTTTTGATACCTTTAATAGTTGAAAATCCAAAGTCGGATATCAGTGTCTGAATACCTATATCGTGAACTTTTAAAGTGGAATTATACACTTTTAATATTTTAACTCGCGAAGGACTCTTATTATTTATCAATATGTTATCACAATGTAGATCATGATGTCTAAAAGTTGGATATTTATTTTGTATTTTATAAAGACTGTGTAAAATTTGAGTTATTACGGTTCTAAAGTGTATCGGTAATAACTTTTTTTTATTACTTTCAAAAAACGACTTTAGGGTACCATTATTTGCATATTCTGTATACATAAACATCAAATTATCACATTTTTCTATAGCGTATGGTTTTATACAACCGTATAGATGTAAACGTTTACCTATTTTATATTCATGGTTGATATCTTCATTAATAACAACTTTTATAGCAACCTTTTTTTTACACTCTTTATCTATACACCCCATATAAACTTGACCAAACGTACCTTGACCAATTCTTACAGTACCTAATGATGTACTTACAGAATTTTCTATAGAAAGTGAAACAGGTTTATTAGATGGTAAATGTAAAAATTTTTCTGGGTGACATCCCACCCCCTTCATACTTTTGATTAGATTTTTACCTATATTATTTTTACGTGATGTAGTATTATTTTTATTTTTTGCGATATTGGATAAAATTTTTAAATTTTTTAAATGACGTTCTCTTTCCATATTGGTCTAATGTATAATAATATTTTATTCGTCGATGAGATCATCCATGATATCATCGAATGTTTCATCCTGTTCCTTATCCAAACCCTGAAAGGCAAACGATGGTAATTTGGTAGATTCACCACACAGTACTTGTGACAGGCGAACACTTACGCCAAATTTATTATCAATGAACCAAATTTGATTGATCTCGGCGATACACATACACCTCTGTCCCTTCTCAATTTGATCAACTTGTATTAATTCCCTACCAGAACTATACGCCTCGGGGATAAAATCACCCGTTTGGTTCGTTTGAACTTTTAATTTTAATGTATTAGGATACCCTTCCTTTCCCTGACGAACGAGTGGTTTATATAAAGCTTCACGGATAACATTAATATCGTAAGATTTACCTAACCATTCCTTCGAATTTTCAGTTACTGTGTTAAGGATAATTTCATCCAACTCTGTAAACTTAGACGAGAGCATCATCGCGTCTTCATTGTCAGTATCAAAAGATAAATCGAGAGAATATGAAGTTTTATTTGTAGCTTCGTCAGTAAAAGCACTTAGGCCAAAAGGAGATCTCATAAAAGGGAGTTGTAAGTAGAGTTTCTTTTTGTTGTCTTTACTTAACATCACAGACTTGCCACCATTTTTATTTTTCTTCAGCTGACTGAAAGTAACGGTAGACGGTTCGAAATTGTTGGAAACTTGAATGTTATTAGACATTGTATTTATTGTATACTATATATATCTTGTAACTTTAAGTTAGTTTTTTTCTAAGCGTATATTAATAAAACACTATGGGTCACTGCTCAGGTCAAAAAAAAAGTTTATTATTTTCGGATTGTGGTTGTGGATGTAAAGGTAAAGTCCAAGAAAAGAAATTTTTAATTTCATTAATGTCAGCATTGTTATTTTTCGTAATTGCTAATCCAGATACGTTTCGCGTTATGAGAAAAATATTTGGTTCGTGGGTATCCACACCAACCGGTTGTCCTTCGACAAAAGGTCTTGCACTTCATTCTCTGGTTTTTCTATTGATTTCTTGGTTGATGATGAATGTTAAAAAAGAGGCGTTTGAAATTGAAGGTAAAGTTACTGAGAAGGTTAAATCTGAAGTTAAAGCCGAATTAAAGGAAGAGGTCAAAGCCGAAGTCAAAGCCGAAGTCAAAGCCGAGGTTGAACAGTCTATGAAAGCTCCACCAGCTATGGTTAACATGCCAGAACCCTTACCAGGTATCTCAGAAGAACAATTCGCAATGATCGATACAGGCTTGAATTTGGGATCGTTAGATACAACTAATACTATGGTATTACCAGAACCAGCTGAATATAAAAGTGGTAATGGGAAATCCGTGATGTGCTCGTGTGAGGACGGAAAAAAAGTTGTTATTAGCAATTAGAATTCTTCATTGAATTCAATTGAAGTTGAATCTTCATCCAATTTACCATAATCACCAACTCGCTTCTCGAAAAAATTAGTTTTTCCATCGAGTGATATATTCTCCATAAAATCAAAGGGATTTTTTGTACCCCAAATTTTATCGTGACCACTCTGTTTTAGCAACCTATCCGCAACATATTCTATATATTCCGACATTTTTTCTGAATTCATACCTATCAAACTACATGGTAATGCATCAGTAATAAATTCCTTTTCAATTGAAACTGCGTCTTTAACAATTTCTTCAACAACAACTTTACTTAATTTATGTTTTAACATTTTAAATAATTCTATTGCGAATTCTAAATGTAAACCTTCATCCCTACTTATAAGTTCATTACTGAAACATAAACCAGGAAGTAATCCTCTTTTCTTCAACCAAAAAATAGCACAGAAACTCCCCGAAAAGAATATACCTTCGACACAGGCAAACGCTAACAAACGCTCACCGAATGGACGTTCACGATCGAACCATTTCATGGCCCATTTTGCTTTATTTTCTATACATGGTATTGTCTGTATAGCTTCAAATAATTGTTTTTTTTCAGTTGGATTTTTTATATATTTATCAATAAGTTTGCTATATGTTTCTCCATGAACCATTTCATTATGTTCTTGGTAAGCGTAAAAGGAACGTGCCTCTGTATATTGAACTTCACTCGCAAAGTTATTATTTAGGTTTTCGAACACTATACCATCGGATCCTGCAAAAAAAGCAAGTATATATTTAATAAAATGTTGTTCATTTTCACTTAAACTCACCCAATCGTCCATATCTTTTGAAAAATCAATCTCTTCAGCTGTCCAGTTGGACATTTGTGCCTTTTTGTACATCGTCCAAAGATTCTCATGTTCGATAGGGAAAACAGTAAATCTATCTAAAGTTGGTAATAACATTGGTTCACTACTTTCTAAATAGTCTTGGAAGTCAAAATAAGTTCCGATTAATTTATCATTTAATAAAATTTGTGGGTATACCGATGCCTTATCACCACATCGTTTTTTTAGTTCATCTTTATCGACCATAACCTTTTTATTTTCTAAATTATATTCCTTACATAAATCAACCGCCATATCACAGTATTGACAACCTTCTTTAGATAAAATTTGGACTCCCATGTGTGCTAATATCTGTAAATATTTTTGTCTGAAAACTTTAATAATGATTAATTTTTATGAAATACAGCCTGGAGATTTAGTTCGGGTTCTTGTTAATATAGAGGATGATATAGAAGATGAACTGTACGCCAAAGTAAAGGAAAGTAACGAAGACTACCTTGTTGTTTCGTATTATTCCGAAACATCCCTAACGTATAAATGTGCACGTTTATATAATTTAGATGAAACTAAAGATGAACTCGTTCAAGAAATGAGCCTTTCTGAACATCACCAGTCTCCAGACTATTTCAAAAACGTTAAGGATAACTTATACGCAATGATAGATGACATAGATTCAGATGAAGACAGTGAAATAGTAGATGAATCTGATGATGACGGGAGTGATCTTGAGGACTTTATTGTCCCAGACGACGAAGTTGATGGGTTGATTATACCACCACCAAACAATACTACCATTGATAGAGAATGGAACGATTGGGAACCTCGAAGCCCGGGTTCTATGCGTTTCAAAGAAACAGTAAATATTCTAGAAACATACGTAAAAATACAAGCGGATGAATTGAATTTTTAAAACCTAAGTGCGAAAATCATTGTTTTAAAATCTAAGTACGTAAAATATAATGGATGAAGCTACTATATGGTCTATCGTAGATAGACTACAAAAAAAACCAACAATAAAAAAGCTGATCAATAATCATATATGTAACGAATGTCAAAGTACTAAAGTAATTTCAAAAGAAGGTTTACCTACATGTTCAAATTGTGGTTTAGTTGATAATATTTTTATAGACGAGAACCCTGAATGGACAAGTGGTATATCAGAAGATGGTAAAGTAAACGACCCTTCTCGGTGCGGTAATCCAAATTCAAACCCTGAATTGTTTTCACAAGCTTGGGGTAAGGGTACTATAATTTCGACACAAAAAAACGGAACCTATCAGAATAAGAGAATGGCTAAAATAAATTTTCATCAATCAATGAACCATAGAGATAGATCTCTCTATCACGCATACAAAGATATTGAAGAAGCGTGTTATTTACTTCCCGATACTGTTTTAAAAGATGCTAAAATGATGTATAAAAAATTCAACGAAAAAAAATTAACTAGAGGTGCTGTTAGGTTAGGTATAAAAGGAAACTGTGTTTTATACGCTTGTAAAATGTCTAATGTATCTCGATCTACTAAAGAAATATCCGATATGTTTTGTATACAACCAAAAGATATAAGTAGAACTTCTCAATTATTTAGAGAAACATTACTTGGTAATGTTACAAAAAATTACACAACGCTACCTAACGACGTTATGCAAAGACTACTTAATTCATTCGAAATTACACGGGAAGAAAGATTGAAATGTAATAGAATGTCAATTAAACTCGAGAACTGTTCAGAGTTAATGAGTAAAACACCAAACAGTGTAGCTTCGGTTATAATATACATTGTATTGAAAAATAACATTAATAAAAATATTATATGTGAAAAATGTTCGGTATCTATACCAACTATTAATAAAATTGAAAGTATAATAAAAAAATACTTAGAGGATAAAGAAGATTAGAATATATTACAATGTCTGAAACTAAACCAATTCGCGTTTTTATATCCACACCTTGTTATGGCGGTTTGTGTTTAGAAAAGTATATGATTGGTATAATAAAACTCCAACTTGAATTTATACGCGAGGGTATACAGATGGTATTAGATACGACTGAAAACGAAAGCCTTGTACATCGAGCCCGAAATGTTGCAATTGGTAGATTCATGCAGAAATCAGATTGTGATTATTTCATGTTTATAGATGCTGATGTGGATTTTGATCCCAAATCCGTTATCAGATTAGTTCGTTCTGGACACGAAGTTTCAGTTGCTATTTATCCCAAAAAAGTTGTTATGTGGGATCAAGCAAAAAAGGCTCTCGAACAAGGTGATAAACGTGATTTATCAATGCTTTCATCGAGTCTAGTTGCTAATGTCGGGGCCACTCACAGAAATGTAGAAAATGGATTTGTTGAAGTATTAGATGGTCCAACGGGGTTCATGTTAATTAGTCGTAAGGCTTTGGAAAAGATGCACGAACATTATAAAGATTTAAATTGTAAAAATGATCACCAAAACAGGGATTTCGATGATTATTGTGCTATTTTTGATTGTATGATTGACCCGGGTAATAAAAGATATCTTTCAGAAGATTATGCTTTTTGTAGACGATGGCAACAAATTGGTGGTAAAATATACGCAGATTGTCAAACAACACTAGGACACGTAGGTAATTTACCATTTCAGGGGTGTTTAGAAGAAAGGCTTAAGGTTTAGGTTGTATTATAAAAATAATATGAAGTTTGCTACTATAATAGTTACTAGAAGTAAATCATGTCACGTAAAAACCCTACACAGTATTCTCAGATTTAATTTACTATGTTTACAAAAAGGTGGTATTGAAAATGAGGTTACATTTGTTAACGACGACCCTTTCGATAAAGCGGATACAATTCATAAATATATCAAGACACATGATAGACTACTTTTTATAGATTTTGGTATACAAATTGACGATTCAAGTTTGGAGACGTGTTTTGACAAACATGAAGGCGTTGGTTGTTTGGTGTTTCCAGGTGTTCTCGAAGGTATAGATTGGGGTATGTTTAAGGCTAAAGTAAATGACAAATGTAAAGAACCTGTTGAACAAATTGGTTTACATTTTGATACAGAAGTTACAAACAGGGTTATTGGTGATTACTATAACGTGAAAGAAACAAGTTCTAAATGTTGGTTACTCATGTCAAAAAATGTATCAAAACACATAAAAGATAAAAAAAATAATTCTTATAAAATATTTCCAAAAATGGAAATAATGTTTCGTAAATTTAAAGAGTCTGGTGTCAAAATTCTAGCGTATCCAAAATCTAAGTTAATCATGACATATAATCATGAGTGTATAAGTAATCTCTTAAACGCCGCCGGTGTTAAAAGTAATTAAAGATTAAATTTAAAATATAAAACATGATGAACCGTGTGTTTGTAAAAAAAGACGACCCTCTTTACAAATATACGATAAACTTTATGGAAGAATCATGGGGTACAAGGGGTAAGGGTATATTTCCCGGTTGTCAACCTATTTCCATAGAACGAAAACATTTCAGTATTTTAGAAAAGAATGATTATGTTGTATGTGAAAAAACTGATGGTACGCGATACATGATGATTGCTATGCAATTTTGTAGTCAAAGAGTTTGTGTATTTATAAACCGGGCACTAGAAATGTTTACGGTACCGTTAAACTTTAGAATGAATGTTTTCAAAGGTACCATACTCGAGGGCGAGTTATACGAAAATACTTTCATGATTTATGATTGTTTGATGAATTGTGGAGAAGTTGTCGGTTATAAAAATTTATTTGATCGTTTAGAAAATTGTGAAAAAGTTGTGAAAAAGTCAATGATTCTAAGTACTGATCCCGTTATTTTACGTGTAAAGAATTTTTTTTTACACAGTGATTTTGAACAATTTATGGATAACTATCTCCCAAAAATACAACAAGAAGTTGATGGTTTAATATTTACACCGGTTAATACACCTATAAAAATAGGTACACATGAAACAATGTTTAAATGGAAACCACGAAATAAAAATACAATTGACTTCCTTGTTAAAAAGGAAAAGACTGTAGAAACAGCTGGGTGTGTACCGGGTGCATTTGTATATAAATTATATATCCAAGATAAAGGTAAACATATATTTGAATCTTCTATACCAATAGATCGTATAAAAGATTATAAATGGTTGAAAAACGGCGATATTGTTGAATGTATGTACGTAACTTGGGAAGATGGGCCACTTTGGTGGAAACCTTTAAAAAAAAGAACTGATAAAACGTTTCCGAACAGTAGAAGAACGTTTTATAGAACACTGGTAAATATTAAAGAAAATATTATGATGAAGGAGTTTTTAGATTGTAGACCAATATAAAATGATTATCTTCTTTAGGTAAATCGTTTAATTTACCTAAATTGTCGTCATCTTGAATAAACCAATTTTCACCCATTTTTATAGTAGACATGTAATGACCACCACACTGAATACCTTTATGAATTATTGTAGATTGTAACTCGTATATATTATTTCCAATATTTAGATTTTTTTCTATTTTTACAAAACTTTTTTTATCAAATGATACAATAAATATATTTGGATATTTAGAAAAAATATTTCTTGTTGTAGCCACGTTATGTTTTTTACCATCGTTGTCTACGTAATCTTCTATTGTATTCCACCCGTTACTCTCTTTTATCATTGTATTTATATCCTTAATATCTCTTGACATGTTTAGTATGTGAATACAAAAAGGTATTTTAACGGTATTTTTACCAACGGGTGATATAGTTATTTGATTTGTTTCACCGTATATAACTTCTTTTATATACGGATATGAACGTTCAAGAATATCTATTATACAAAATAAAGCATCCTGTGCATCGTGTGGATTTCCGATGTTAAATCTAGGAAATAATTTTACAAATTCGTTTAATACAGGTCCCAATGTAAAAACTTTAGTCTCTTGTGTTGTACAGTATAAATGAGTTAAATTTTCATACGCTTTTGTAAAATTACAATCACCTTTATATTTATTATTCAATACATGAGATGATATCTCTTTCATATTCAATAAAATCTGCACAGCTGAGTTGAAGTAACATGTATTTCCTAAATTTGTAAACCCATGCATCTAAAAAAAGGAGATAAAAAAGACTTAAGAAGAAGACGCGTTATTAAAAATGTAAACAAAATGGACGTACATAAAATATGCGACGCTATAAAACCTATAGTTGATAAATATAAAGATCAGGAAAACATTGAAATGGAATTTCGTTTGGGACGATTTAATGGATTATTTTTTGATACTAACGTAGGCTCGAATACATATGTTGATATTATAAAGGGGTTTGGTGAATATTCCGGATGGGAAAGAATTGTAGAGACTAAATCTGAAGTATATTCCCGAGAAGACAATAATACAAGATTAACTATAGACACTGTAACTGGTGAAGAAACGTTTATTAAAAAAGAAAGACTTGAAAATATTGATTTTAAACAGTTACAAGGCTCACCGTTTGATATCCGTTTCAGTGTTTCTAGGGAAACACCTATCGAAGAAGATGATAATAATGATAATATTTGGGATAGAAAAATTGTAAAAGAACGCAATTCTTATATCAGGAAAAATTTATCTATAGATAGGACAGTGAGTGCAGGTGGTAATAGAGACAAGGATTCAGAAGATTCAACTATATATCAACTAGAACTTGAAATTGTCGATCCTAAAAAACTCACAGATATCGATACTTTATTTAACATTTGTTATAAAATAAAAGATATTTTTAATATGTTGAATAGTAATAAAACATGTTAGTGTGGGTATTGATTATATGTGTAATAATAATGATGTTTCACGATCCCGATAAACCGGAACATATACACGTATTAGGATATTCACCAAAATACTTTTATGTTTCAAACGGTGAATCGAATAAAATGTTTGAAAAATTGAAAACGAATGGTATAATGGATGAGTCTTTGAAATACTTTATAATGAAAGAAGATAAACTATTAGAATTAGAAGTAAAATCCGTGTGTTCACAAGTATCTAACAAATTAGATGCCTTTTCAATATCGGATCAAATAAAAAATCATTTTCTTGGGTATGATTTTTCATATCATGCGAAACACCTTAAACAAATATCCGAACCAGAAAAACTCATAAACCGAAATGTAAAATGTTCATAAAATAAAACATAATTCGTCTATGTTTAGCAGATTCAATTTTTTGAAAATTGTCATAAATATACATTATTAAACCTTTTTCATGAAAATCTCTAGTTGTTTCCATATAAATTTCTGGGAATTCTGTATCAATAAAATCTTCATCACATAGATAATATTCTTTTTCTAAATTAGACATAATTTTTCCATTTTCATTAACATTTCTATAAATGTTAATGTAATCTATTATAGTATAGTTTATCCCTTCTATAATAGACGAAATTATATAAGTATCCCATCTTTTATTATCGTCTACACATACATTATTTAAATGAATATGATTATTTAATAAAACACGAGGGTTTTCCATTTATATTTAATTATTACCTTTTATTCTTTAATGCTTTACTTTCGAAATTTTTATACATTTCATTAAGTAATTGACTATTTGATTTACGTTTTGAGTTTGAGTTCGAGTTCGAGTTCGAGTTCGAGTTCGAGTTCGAGTTTGAGTTTGAGTTCGAGTTAGGTTTAGAAATTGGACGTCTAATTATTTTATTAACAACTTTTTGTTTTGGTTTTCGTACAACTTTAGGTTTTGGTGGTATAACTCTTTTCTTGTTTAACGGGAGTGGTTTTTGTTGTGATAATTCTCTCGTCATTTTAATGTAATTAATAACTCTATTACTATTTACTGCCGGTGTTTTAGGAAAAGACATGATAAATCTAACGACTTTATTTACCACATTTTTACCAAATTTACCATAAACTTTATTAGCTTCCTTTTCGATCAACAATTCTTTTAATTCCTCTTTTTTATTCATTTTAAACCTGTATACCATATCTTTCTTAATTTTATCCGCCTCTCGCTTCTTCAATACTCCATTTTTCTTAGTTACTAATCGTTTATTTATTTCCATTCTATTTAATTCAGATTTAACGTCTCTTACATTTTTATTAATATTCATAACATTACCGTATTTTTTCATCCAAGTTTTACCGTAAAGTTTAATGATATCATTTTTTATACCTTTATCATCAAGTTTACGTTTTATATTAGTAGGTTTCCTTTTTTCTTTTTTCTGAGAATTTAACAAAACTTTTTCCATTTCATTTGCGAGTGAATTCGGTGTATTCGGTGTATTTGGTTTTTGGAGTTTTTGGCATAATATTTTTACCGTATCTGAATCATTTACTGGTATACCTTTAGATATTGCAAGCGATACGAGTTGTTCCTTTTTCATATCCTTACACATTTTACTATCTATTTTAAAATTAGAGTTACCTTTTTCAATTTTATCAAGTGCCTTACATATAGTATCCTTTTTATTCTTATTCTTGATACCAACAACACCCAACTTCTTAGCAACTTCAAGTAATACTGGTTTGGTAAGTCTTTCACATTTCAATCCTCCTATTTTCATTATACCCTCTTTATCATACGTAATTTTCATATTCTTTGTTCTTTTGACAGATTGTTTCTTTGCAACGGGTTTCCTTTTTGGTTTTTTGAAACAACAATCATACCCTTGTGGATTTTTTTTAGTTTCAAACCCTTCTTTACACGGTGGTCTTCTAGGTTTTGGACATGTCGATGCTCTCAGTTTATCAGAAACAATCGAAATTTTATTCGCGTTTACATTTTTATTAACTAAACCTAAAGTATATCCATTTTCATGTAATTTCTTAACCAATTCTACACCAATGTTATATGCAATCTCAATTTCATCCGGATTATCTTCACCTTGTATTTGAACAACACCTGATCCCGATTTAGTTGTTTTTGTAGAAAATATGAATGCACGATCTTTATATTTTATATAAAGAAAGGGTGCCTGTTCCGGTTCATATTGAAGGAACGATACGCCCCAAGTACGTAACTTAACAAATTCCCGTGTCATTTTTGATAATTCAAAATTCGCATTCGTATAAAATTGACCCCCTATATTATTGTAAGATATATCATTATATAAAAACCCCTGTTTTTGTGTATACGTATCTATTATATATTTACGAAGAGATTCAGGTTGTCTTTTAAGGTTTTTTGATCCTAAAAACCCACCCGATAACCTAATTTTACCAGTTTTATAAATATTAAAACTAAAATTCTTTTTTTCTATACCATTTGTCATATACCCGGTAAACTGCGCGGAAGAAAAATCTAAATTCAAATCCCCTTTTAATCCAAAATCTTTTGTGTGAATAACACCAGTTTGAAATCTTCCGTAAATACCTTTTATTTCGTTTACGTCTATGGTTATACCACCTGATATGGATGCATGACCCTTAGGTTTCTGTTTAAGTATATATTTGATATCAACGCGTTTGTCACCGTTGGTTTCGGGTTTGAAAAGCTTATTTATTAAGGCATTATACATACCTGGTCTAAATTTACCCAACCGAAGTTCGTTAAACATTGGTACGTTTTCTCGTGTATTATTACTCACACTTGGAATGGTATCCGAACTCTGAACCTGTACGTTAGAATTTTTGACGAATTGACGAGGGTCCATACTTACACTACTCTGAGATTTTTAATCATTATCTATAACTGGTTACATCATACCCCTTTGTATTTTCTTTAGCAACCAGACTTATACCGTATAAAACTTTTCTACCTTTATAATTATCAGGTTCACTTAACCTTTCTGGGTTCGTGATGATCCAATAATCATTGACTTCATTCTGTATTTTAATACCACGCGTACTGAACGATCCGTTATAGAAGTCATTATTGAAAGTTGGTCGAGCAATTTTCTTATCACCGCAAAAATTTAAGAACATTTCTTCGAATAAGTCAATTGGAAATTTAAATTTTTCACCCAATTTGATTTCATAATTTTTATACATTTCTAGTTGTAAATACCTTTCCAATGGGTTTGTAGCTGAAGCAATTTGTTCCCGAATTTTAAAGAAATATTTAGGAAGTACGCTCCAAATATCCCTGTTTTGATATTTTTGAGCATACTCTAGATACCCACGAAGACATTTTTCAATTATAATTGGTATTTCAGATTCGAGTTTTGTATCGAGCATTGGGTCCGTATCTGTATCGGTAACTTGTTTCCCAAAATGAAACGTGACCATACGTCGCAAAATACTACCCGATTTATCTTTATATTGCGGAACTTCATTACCTCCGAGAATACCCGGTACCTTCCATATCAAGGTCTTAGCTGTTTCACATTTTACAGCGAGTGAAACTTCTTCACCAGAAACTATAGATTGAAATTCAGCCTGTTCGAGTTGGAAATCACCTTTAATTTCTGGCGCAACGAACATTAACGCGTTATGAATAGACGATAATCCAAATTTCCTCTCTATATTATTCGCTATCGTTTTGACATCAGCCGTTTCATAAAATTTACAGAAAACTTTTGTGATCAAAGTTGATTTACCCGAGCGTGCAATCCCTTTTAAAAAGGGTATAATTTGCCATTTATCTAATTCATTAAGTTCAAAACATAACCGACCTCCTAAAACGTACATCCATTTAATCACATCATCACTAAATTCTTGATACCTGAGAACACTTTCGAAATGAGGTGTTGGTATATCTGACCAGTCTTCTATCATGTTATGATCTTCAAAATCAAGATCAAAATATTTACAACTTACGATAGTTGGATCAAGATTTTTATATTCTTTTGATTGATACGGGTAAAATACCGTATGATACAAACCTGTTTTATCAGACCACTTCGAACCTATAAAAATACCGTTTTTAAACGACCAAACCCTTCTATTCTTTACAATTTCTGGAAATTGTATATCTGCACAGTCTGTTAAATGCTTTATGACTTGAGAAAACATAGCTGTCCCATTTGATGATGTTAAATCCTTCCACAGTTCATACCACGTTTCTTTATTAGCGATTCGGTGAACATAATCTTTTATGGGCTCATCCTGTTTCCAAGCACGTGTCTTATGTCCTTCAACAGTTATAATCTCTTTACACGTATACCCTCGGTAACGTTTCGTGTCATTTTTATGAAGAGAATCGAAAATTGCCATTATACACTTCTGGAATACGTTAAGTTCTTCAAAATCTGGCATGGAACATCTAAATAACGATGGATTTGTTGTAACTTCCAAAGGAACTTGTGTTGGGTTATTTTTACGGTCGTAAATACGATTAGTACTAAGAACAATGTTCCACGAATCACAGAGTTGGTCGGTCAGTCTCCTGATTCTAAACCCTAGATCTAAATCATCGTCACTTCCCATATCACTTGAAAGTATCTCGAGTATTTTTGCACGGTTAAAATATTTACTGTTTCGATCTAATAAATGTCTATATACTTTTTCCTTAACTCTCATATCTACATATTTAGGTCTATTCGTTGTAATATCTAATTCTTCAGGTGAAAAGAATATTTTATAGGCGAGTTCTACTGGATTTAAATTAACAAGTTCTGTATTATTTCTATCCGGTAGTAACCCAACCTTTTTCTCTTCGTACTTTATTGCCCCTAATAATTCTTCTGGATTAAGATCGTCAGTGCGATTTGCCATATCGTGATAAAAGGCTTCTTCGCGGTCTGCATCCGGAGTAATGAATAAGGTATTTGGATCCATTTCTTGTATTATAATTAATACACGCTAATTTTTTATACTCTTTTTTGGAGTTGAGCTAACATTTTTATCATTATCTTGTTCTGAACTTCAAGTTGTCTCGATATGTTTACCAGGGCTGAGCATACAGTTTCACCTTCCTCATTTGTTAGTACGGAACCTAAAAGAGCACCCATATTATCCAGACCAAAGGTTTCATCTTCCATATACTCATCATCAAAATCGTCATTTTCTAATTCATCTGGGTTTAAAAGATATTTTTCTGCAATTGTAGACTGATCATCTGAGATACTAGAAATTGTTTCGGAATCACCATCCCCATTATTTGATTCATTTTCGGATTCAATTTCGATATATTCTTCATCTACGGATTCAAGTTTTGGTACGTCGTCGTTTGACATTTATATGTACCAGGAAAAATCAAATCGTGTTTTTTCGCGAAATCGTCCAAAATAAAAATCTCATGTTATAGTACAAACAAATAAAATGGCCGGTGGTCTCATGCAATTAGTCGCCTACGGCGCACAAGATGTCTACTTGACTGGTAACCCAAAAGTCACTTTCTTCCAGGCGGTTTACAAACGCCACACAAACTTCGCGATGGAAACTATCGAACAAACTGTCAACGGTACTGCCGCGAACTCGGGTCGCGTTTCCGTGACTGTCGCCAGAAACGGTGATTTGATCGGTGACATGTACATCGAATTATTGAACACTGCTACAAAGCTCAGTTCCGTTGAATCTGACGGTGCCGCCACCGGCACCGCGTTTGCCGGGTGGGTCGCCGAGCGTGCGATCAAGTCCGCTGAATTGTCCATCGGTGGTCAAAGAATCGACAAACACTACCAAAGATGGTGGAGATTGTACTCCGAGTTGTACTTGGATGACGCCAAGAGAACCAACTGGGGTAAGATGACGTCCTCGTCTGTCGCTTCCGCGGGTACCGTCTACTTGCCACTCGTCTTCTTCTTCAACCGTAACCCAGGATTGGCCTTGCCATTGATTGCCTTGCAATACCACGAAGTCAGAATTGACTTTGACTTGGCGTCCAACTTTGACAAGTACTTGAACACTTCCACTTTCAAAGTGTGGGGTAACTACGTGTACCTTGACACTGAAGAGCGTAGACGATTCGCGCAAAAGGGTCACGAATACTTGATCGAACAAGTCCAACACACTGGTACCGACACGGTCACCAAGAACGCGACCAAGCAAGTCAGATTGTCCTACAACCACCCAGTCAAGGAATTGGTCTGGTGTGTTGCGGATGCGGCGTCCGACGATGCCCAAGGTATGTACGATTTGACCAGTGCATGCACACAAGCGTCTATTGATTTCGTGACTGTGCCAAACGCGCAGTCGAACACGTACATCTCTGCGAACCAAATGGGTTGCCCAGCCTTGGACGTTTTGTCGTCTGGCTCTAAGGTGTTCACTGAACAAGCCCTCGGTAACTTGGACACGTTCAAATTGGTTCTCAACGGCCAAGACAGATTCAAGGAACAACAAGGTAGATACTTCAACCAAGTTCAACCATTCCAACATCACTCCGGCAACCCATACGCGGGTGTCTACTCGTACTCGTTTGCGCTTAAGCCAGAAGAGCATCAACCAACTGGTACATGTAACTTCTCCAGAATTGATAACGCGCAAGTCGCCATCAAGTGTGCCGACGTCGGTACTACCAACAAGAACCTCGACATGTTCGCGGTTAACTACAACGTTCTCCGTGTCCAATCGGGTATGGGTGGCCTCGCCTTCTCCAACTAAGCGTGTATTAAACGTTTACTAGCAAATAAATAAAATTTAAAAAATATATACAAATAAAATTTAGATTTTAAAATTTAGAACAAATTTTAAAGTTTAACCTTAAAATACTTCTGTATTTTTTCGAGTATGTACCAGTTCGGATCAAGTTTACCCGTTTCGATCATGTTTATAGTATCTAAAGTTTCGCCTATTCTGTGTGCAAGCTCAACTTGTGCGTGACTTCTTTGTATACGTAAAAGTTGTATTCGTTTACCTATTGGTTCTGACATATTAATAGTGATTAGAGTTTAACGCCCAAAACACGACGCAGTTTTTGTATTATTTTAGGGTCCGGTATCGATTTACCCAATTCATACGACGAAATTATGTCTGAAGATACGTGTATGAGATTAGCAAGATCTTTTTGTGTATACTGTTTTGCGACACGTGCCCGTTGGATTGTTAACCCCGTTTCTTTACTGACCTTTTTGTGCGTCCCTAACTCAGTTTCATCAAGTTTCTGTTCCGGTGATTTACCCGAATATTGACTCCGTTTAGGTAATTTGATCTCTTGACCCATAAACTTGACGTATTTTTCCTTTTCTTTTTCTTTAGTAACACTTTTACCATGTATGGTAACTTCATCCCAATCTTGGTGGAACATGTTTTATATTATAAATACTTAAAATTTTAAGTCTTTTTTTTGTATAAATGAAAAGTGCTTATATATTCTTAATAATTTTTGGAACTGTGGGTGGTTCATGTGTATTGTTTAATCCGGTGGTTAAATGTTATTATTACTGGTTCCCATATAAACGAGAACACGTTGTTGAAATATAAAGTTTAAACCTATGTATATAATAAATGATTGAAGCGTACACGGATGGAAGTTGTTTGGGTAATCCCGGACCCGGTGGATGGGCGTATCTTATAAACACGGACCCTAAAATTGAAGATAAAGGTGGTAAAGAGATATCTACGAATAACGTTATGGAAATGACTGCAATAATAAAAGTTCTAGAAAAGTTTATAGAATTGGGACACACGACCGTTCGTATTTTTACTGATAGTAATTATGTACGCTTGGGTCTAACGGAATGGTCTAAAAATTGGGAACGTAACGGTTGGAAAACATCAAAAGGTGGTGACGTAAAAAATAAAGATGAATGGGTAAAAATGGTCGAGTTAATGCGTGAATTTGATATAGTCGATATTAAATGGGTTAAGGCACATAACGGAAACGTAAACAACGAGCGTGTTGATACACAGGCACGCGAATATGCTTATTTATTTTCTAAGAAAGAGTAATGGGAGAAGACACTATACCAGAACAACATCATTGGTGTCCAAAACAAGAAAAGCTCCTAATCCGGTGGGCCGAGAAGGCTGCCGGGTATCGATGGCTACACAACCACGCGCGTATGTTTTATAAGAAACAAAACGATTGGTTATCGTACCCGTGTATAATCATATCAAGTATTACAGGTGTTGGTGGTTTTGCGGTTTTAAGTCCTAATGATCAAAACATATCGACCGAACAAAAACAAAAAATTGTTATTTTTCAATACTTTTTCGCGTTTTTGAACGTGGTCGCGGGTATACTTACATCTATTTCCAAGTTTAACAATTCTTCACGTATGATGGAATCACACTCGGTCATGTGTGTACAATACTCAAAATTTTATAGGAACATTGATATGGAATTATCACTCGAAACGAAATATCGTGAAGACGTTTTAGATTTTGTAAATAAAGTGCGTCTAGAATACGATAGATTACTTGACGATGCACCCGATATACCTTCACATACAATAGAGGCGTTTAACGAAACGTTCCCCGATAAAGAAAATAAACCTGACGTGTGTAACGGGTTGAGTATAATTTCAAATAATGCTCTAATACAAGACGATTCGCGTGTATCAAAAGCTATAAAAAAATGGATGACGCGTCCAAAAACACCAGATAACAAATTACCAACACCGAGACACTCACTAGATTTAGAGTCTCACCCTTCGTGTGGGGT